CATCACAAGACGATATTAAAAAAGCATATCGTTCATTAGCAAACAAACACCATCCCGATAAAGGTGGAGACCAAGCAACTTTTAAAGATATTTCAGTAGCATACGATACGTTAAGTGATCCGCAAAAACGTCAAGAATATGATATGCAACAAAGCGGACATCAGTTTGGATTTAACAGTGGGCATTCACAGCACTTCCATTTTGATATGAATGACATTTTTGGACAGCATGCACATTTTACTAATATGTTTGGAAATGGATTTAAACAACAGCAACGTAATAAAGATTTAAATTTACAAATCCAAATAACATTAGTTGAATCATTTACTGGAAAACAAGTCGATGCAACGTTTACATTACCTAGCGGAAGATCGCAAACAGTTTCAATAAGTGTTCCTGCTGGTATTGATCACGGCGACTCTATTAGATATAGTGGGTTAGGAGACGATTCTATACCTAACATTCCTAGAGGAAATCTTAATGTAACCGTAATTATTCAATCAGATCCAACCTTTAAACGCTGTGGAAACGATGTATACGCAACTTTAGAAATTAATCCAATTGAAGCAATGATTGGGTGTACTAAAAGTGTTGTTACTATCACCGGAAGTACTATTAATTTAACAATTAGACCAGGAGTTGAAACTGGAACTGAATATGCAAATAGTGGCTCTGGATTTACTAACTTACACAGTAAACAAACTGGACGATTTGTTACAGTTATTAAAATTAAAGTTCCTGTTATTACTGATCCGTTACTAGTAGCGCAATTACAGCAAATAAACAGTCAAATAAATTGACATTTATGTGTAATAGTGTATAATATAACTTTATTAACAACTACAAGGAACTTACAATGGTTGAACCAAGCGAAAAACTACAAGCAATTTTTGATAAAGCTATTTCTGCTGCAAAAAATATGCATCATGAATACGTAACACTTGAACACGTATTATTTTCAATGCTCATGGAAGATAAGGGATTTACTGATTCATTAGAGCACTTTGGTGCCGATACTTTATTTTTAAAAAATACAGTACTTGACCATTTGCAATCAAAATGTCAGGAAATTACCACGGTTGATGTAGTAGTTAAACCTAAAAAAACACAAGCAGTTGAGCGATCATTAAATCGTGCATTTACACAAGTGTTGTTTAATGGTGGCACACGTATTGAGCCAGCTGATTTCTTCCTTGCAATGCTAGGTGAAAAACGATCGTGGGCGTTTTATTATGTATCTCAAGTAAATATTACTAAAGAAAAATATTCTGAATATTTACAAAACGTATCGCCCGATGACGACGCACCGGCTGACTCAATTAAGCCAAATTCACAATCACACAAAGCATTGCAGGCTTATACTACTAATTTAAACGAAGAAGTTAAAAATAGTAAAATTGATCCTGTTATTGGTCGTGTAGACGAATTAGAACATATTGCATTAGCGTTAGGACGTCGTAGTAAAAACAACGTTATTATGGTAGGTGATCCAGGCGTAGGAAAAACTGCTATTGCAGAAGGGCTTGCATATAATATTGTAAATGGTGCTGTTCCTGAGTTCCTTACAGACTACACTGTATATAATTTAGACATTGCAGCTATGTTAGCAGGTTCTAAATACAGAGGTGACTTTGAAGAACGCTTTAAACAAGTAATTAAGTCATTACAAAAACTTGGTAAATGCGTGTTGTTCATTGACGAAGCACATATGATTAGTGGTGCAGGCGCATCTGGTAGTTCATCTAACGATTTAGCTAATATGATGAAGCCAGCATTAAGCAAAGGCAACATTAAAGTTATTGCAAGTACAACATGGGACGAATATCGTAAGCATTTTGAGAAAGATCGTGCATTGATGCGTAGATTCCAGCGCATTACAGTTGATGAACCTACACAAGAGATGACTTTACAGATTCTTAAAGGTATTAAAAAATACTACGAAGGTCATCACAAACTTAAAATTAAAGATGACGCATTAACTGCATCAATTAAACTATCTGTGAAGTATCAATCAGATAAAAAATTGCCAGATAAAGCAATTGACTTAATTGACTGCGCTTGCTCGCGCTTTAATTTAAAAATTGCCGATCAACGAGTTGTTACTGAAGCTGATATTCAGTTTGAGTTAGCTAAAATGGTTAATATGCCTGTTGAACAAATCATGCAAACTGAAACAAGTTCATTGATTACACTTCAAGATAAGCTTGAGGCAGAAGTGTTTGGTCAAGATACTGCGTTAACTGAAATTGTTGACAAAATTATGGTTGCACAAGCAGGACTGAAGCCAGAAAACAAACCAATTGGTAGCTTTGTGTTTATGGGGCCTACTGGTTGTGGTAAAACTGAAACTGCTAAAGCACTTGCAAAGCATTTAAACACTAAACTACTACGTTTTGATATGTCAGAGTATCAAGAGAAGCATAGTATTAGTAAACTCATTGGTAGTCCTCCAGGATATGTTGGATTTGAAGATAATGCAGGATTATTAATCACGCAAATTCAAGAAAATCCTAATGCAGTATTGCTTTTTGACGAGATTGAAAAATCACATCCTGATGTTTCTACTGTATTACTACAAATGATGGATAATGGCTTTATTACAGGGTCTAATGGTAAACAAGCCGACTGCCGTCATGTAGTATTAATTTTAACAACTAATGCAGGTGCACAAACTGCAGAAAAAAATCAAATTGGCTTTGGTTCTCAAGAAAAAGACTACTCAGATGCAGATCTTAAGAAGTTTTTAACTCCTGAGTTCCGTAACAGATTAGACGGTATTATTACGTTTAACAAGTTAGGTAAAGATACTATGATTAAAGTTGTGAATAAGTTCATTGACGAGGTGCGTGATCAAGTTAAAGATAAAGGTATCAAAATTAAAGTTGATAAAGCTGCAACTAACTGGTTGTTAGACAACGGATTTGATTCTAAAATGGGTGCTAGACCATTACATCGTATCATTGATAAAGAAATCAAACGTGATTTAGCTAAAATGATTCTGTTTGGTGATCTTAAAAGTGGCGGATGGTTAACTGTAACAGTAGCTGATGACAAAATTATGCTTGTTGCTAAACCAAAAGTTGCTAAAGTACCGTTACTTACTTCAAAAGAAGCAATTACTGATTTGTTTAGTACTGAAGATGCAAATTAACACTACTAAAAAACTATACAAAGGCAAATACCAGTACAATATTGTGCTGGTATGCGCATTTAGTCATGTATTTCGAGGATCTAACAGCGATGGTTACTTCAATAGAATTAACCGTGAAGAAAAATCATTTAAAACTTCAACTACATGGAGATCACTTGCAGACTTAGCATACACAAAAAAAATTTATGCTCAATTAACCGACATGGATGACTACTGTACACGAGTTGAATTTCCTACAGTTACTATCTACACTAATTCATACAGCGACATTATTGCATTAAGAGATATTGAGGTAGATAAAGTTCGTAGGATTAGTATGCCACCTAATAATTTAACAGCAGGCACAGTTTATATGCCAGCTATGGATTATGAATTCCGTGTTACTATTGGTCGAACTGAAAACAAGTATTTAGATTTTTTAGAATGGGCTGATGCTATCAATAAGATCCGAATTACAAACAGTTGTAGAAGTATGTTATCTCAATTTAGCAGCTATGGAGGAGGCCATTTTTATGTAAATGGCGAAAACATGTTGTTAATGTGTAGAATGCAACTTGCAGGAATAAAACTTACAGTTGACCGGATAGTACATTAAGTATAAATATACTAATAACCCGGAATTTAACTATGCGTATTACAGACTTACTTGAAAACACTCACTTTAAAAGTGAAGATTTTGTTAAACAAACTGACGACGGTACAGAACTTGATTATGATCTAGCCGAAGACTTAGTATTCTATTTAAACAATGACGACGATGCGTATCGTCGAGACCTTTTACCTGCAGTACATCAGTTTATTGATAAGCACAAAGCAGGTGAAGATATTAAATATACCATTTTTAAAAATGCAGTATCAAAAGGATATAAACGGTATATTGATAAGTACCCCATGCGTGAATTGCCCAATGAGATAGATAAAAAAACTTGGAAGTCAGCTTGTAAAAAACTGCATGACGAAGTTTCTAAAGATATGAAAGACGGCAGTTACGACCACGATTAACATTATTATATAGGTACCCATATGGCAGGAATTGCACACCCTGAAGATCTTATCATTAGTGAAGGATCGACAGGAGCCCAACGAGCAGTTAATGAATTAACTAGTCTTTCTTATAACACTAACACATTAACTATTAAATGGGATGGCTTTCCTGCAATAGTTTTTGGCCGAGATAGTAATGGCTCTTTAGTGTTTGTTGATAAACACATGTTCAAACAAATTGCAGCTGGCAAACTTAACTTTACTACTATTAGAGAATACGATGCTACTCGCAATGCTAATCGTAGCGATCTTTGGGACAAAGAAGATATTTTGCGTCCTGCTTTAGAAAAAATCATCCCAAACATAACTGACACATACTACATGGGCGACTTGCTATGGGCAGGATTACCTGCTGTTATTAACAACTCGTTTGTATTTAAACCTAACACTGTAGAATACAGAGTCAACTATAATAGCGAGTTAGGAAACCTAATTTCTAATAGTGTTGGCGGTATTGCAGTACATACATTTTTTCCAGGATTAACTGCAGAAGATGAACCAATAACTGGGTTTAATATATTTTCGGGATGTAAAGATATTACATTTATTGCAACTGAGATGGCTTCTAAACCAAATATTGTAATAAACAGCACACTACTATTAAATGCACAACACGCTATTGCAACACACAGCAATGCTGTAGACGTGGCTATCAACAAAATAATTGCAGCTAAATGTAAATGCGTAATAAATGCAATAGGTCCATTTATTACAAGTATGATCGAATCTGAAGATTTAGAAACAGATATCGTTAATAGATTTATAGAGTTTGCTACACCTAGATTTACTAAATCAGTTACTGAGAAGCTGTGTAAACCAAATGGTCAATTCCATATAGATATTCATAAAGGATTAATAGGACTATGGGAAATATGGAGTGCAATATCTAAACTTAAATTAGATATCAAACGTCAAATTGATGAGCAACAAGTTCACAGTGCAGTGCAACCTATAATAAATAGTATTATAAGTCATGAAGGTTACGTTACAGGCGCGGGTAACACTAAGTTAAAAATTGTTAATCGTTTGGAATTTAGCCGCGCCAACTTTTCTAAATACAAAGTATCAACTGAAGAAATTGAAGCAAAAAGTAAAATGCCAATGGCAACCTTTTGTTTTGGGAGAATGAATCCTCCTACAGTTGGACATAAGAAAGTTATACACCAAACTGTAGAACTTGGAAAAGAACATGCGTATATATTTGCAAGCAGTAAATGCGACCCATCAAGTGATCCATTAGATTACGAAGTTAAAACTGAATTTATTAAAAAAATTCATCCTGACTATTCTAATTTTATGGTAACAGAATATGTTAGAGATCCATGGCAAGCTGCATGCTGGTTATATGATAGAGGTTATAGACATATGACATTTATTGCAGGTAGTGATAGATTAGGTCCAGGTAATAAAAGTTTAGAGACTGCTCTTAATAACTGGAATAGCGGACCGTCGCGCACTACTGATTATGCACGTGGACCAAATGGTAGAGAATATGTAGTATTAAAATTTGTTAGTAGTGGTGATAGAACAGACAACACTAATAATGCTAGCGGTACATTAGCGCGTGAATACGCTAAAATAGGTGACAAAATTAATTTCCAACTAATAACTGG